CTATTCTGCCCCTAACACCTGCTATTAATTCGGCATGATCCTTGCTTACATCTAATCCTGTTGGGATTCCAAGCATCTCTTTGTATTTTTCGATTTGCTTTTCGTTTTTTATACTTTTACCGTATGGCATTGTATCTACAATGGACTTATCTGGTAATATGATTCCTATTGGATTTCTTTCACTTTTAACAGTTGAGTGTTGAATTTTAAATGCAACGATGTCGCACCATACATCCCATAGATTTTTAGATATGTCTATTTTCATTGCATCTTCTAATGATTTTAGAAATTGTAAATATCCCTCTGCTACCTTTTTTCCTGTGTTGTTGAATTCTTTTGTTTTTGGGTCTTTTGTTGCAGTCTTCATCGTTAAGGTTAGATCGCCTTCTTTATTTGTTTTTTTCGTAAAAAGATTATCAGGGGCTAAAGATTGATAAACTACAGAATTTATAGAATCTATACATCCTAGTTGTCCTAACATCAATTGAACTGCAAATGCTGCTTTTGTTGGACCTAGACCTGTTAATTTCTGTAATCTATACCAGACTTTCACTGACGTATTAAGTTTATCTTCTGCGGTTTTTCCTTTATTTGAATGAATAATTTCCATAACATCATTATATGTTTTGGTTTTATTCTTCCATAATTCTTTGATATAAAGAGCACCAGGCCCAATTCTATTAATCATAGTGCTGAATGATGACGATGAATCATATCTCCAATCTGTGGATTTTGGACTTTTTTTGGTTTTTTTATCGGTGGTTAAAACCCATTGAATGAAATCATCGAAACTGAATTTAACATCGGTCCATTGTTTTTGTATGGAAAAAAACACGAATGAAATTAATATTGCCATATTAACATCATTTTTTAGTGCAAATGATTTAATTTGTGGTTGGTGAAGGCAGAATCCACTGGAAATATCAGGTTTTTCTTGAGTACTGTCTACCATACCGACATATGGTCTTCCGTTTGCATCCAATATCTCTTCCTTTATTATCATTTATATATTTATTAGTAAATAGATTTAATATGACAGAGGGATTCGATTCTTATTTTAAATCTATTTTAGAGGCAATGACACCTTTTACTGGGGATCAACGAGTAGATGCAGGAAGAATGGCCGATTTAACTAAAGGAAGTTATACTGAGACTGCATTTTCATCTCTTTTACAGAAAAACAATGTAGTTTTTCGTCTTGCAAGTTCTAAAGAAGAAGTTGAAGATCATGTGGATTTTTATGTTAAATTGTCTGCTGGCGGTTACAAATCATTCGAAGTTAAGCCTTTGTCTAAAGATGGGACATTTTATGCAATTGAATTAGTCGGTAGATCGGGAATGCCTGGGGCGATTTATGGAAAAGCCGACTACATGGCATTCCATAATCCTGTAAAACAACTTTTCTATATTATCGAAAGGGAAAAGATCAAATCTTTGGTAGAGAAAACAGGTGGTGTTTCTGTTGATAGATGGGGTAATTTATCAAATGATAAATTTAGAACTGTCGATAATGTAGAAGATGCAGATTTGTTCAGAAGATCATTTTACTTCCGTAGAAACGGAAGAGGCGGCAATGATCCATCTTTATTAACAACCATATCTGTTGAGAAAATGAAAGAAATTAAAAGCTTCCTTCTAAAATAAAGATTGACAGATGATAGAACATGATGTATATTTCATTTAATATAAGATCATGATAACAGTTTTTACAGATGGTGCATGTGATAAGAATCACAAAAAAGAGAACATAGGCGGTTGGGCATATGTTATTCTTAATGAATTTGGTGTTAAAACTTCGGAAAATTCAGGTAAAGAAATCAATACCACTAATAACCGTATGGAGATGATGGCAATGTTAAATGCACTAAAAGCCGTTCATAAAAACTATAAAGGTGAAAAAGCTGTTATTCATTCTGATTCTGAATATGTCATCAACACTCTTACGAAAAACTGGAAGAGAAATAAAAACGTCGATCTATGGGATCAGATAATTCCTCTCATGGATGAGAAGATCACTTTAAAATGGGTCAAAGGACATGCAGGTAATCAGTTCAATGAATATGTTGACAAATTAGCATATCAACAAACTAAAGATTCAAATATAACGATAATTCGATGAATTTACCTTTATCTAACAATTTTCCAAAAGAAGGCGATATATTAAAGGCAAAAGAAACATTGCCTAGTCTTGTTTATCCACACTTTATCAGTATCGTCGAAGATGCACATGATTCTATAATCCCTGGAAATGAATACACTGTCGTTAAATGTGAAGTTTATTCTTCTTGGTGTGCAGTATGGTTAAAAGAATTGCCAAGTCAACATGGGGATAGAAAATTCCACTTGGCATTTTTTGATTGGAAGTATTAAAATTATGAACAAATTATTTGAAGATTTAAAAGCTAGGTTCCCTGATAATGTTTTAGGGGAGCAAAGAAGGATAGATGCTTATGATTTTTCACCATTCAGTTTAATTACTGTGGATGGTATTGTTACGGATATTCGTGTTCCATTAGAGGAGGAGAGCTTTAGAGGAATACCATTAACGGAAAAAGACGAGCAAATGATATTAGAGCATTTCACTGAAAAGATCAAAAAGATTATATCATGAACACTATATTAATTGAAAACGATGTCTTCAGTGAAGATGAAAAAATTACTAGAAATTCGTCTACAATTGCATCGAAATTTTTCAATGTGGTGGAAGTCGATAGTATACTAGATATCGAGAAACATGCAGATAAGAACATCTGTTTCTATCGTGGTTCTTTCGCTGTCGGTGCTGTTCTTCGGCGTTATTTCAATTTTAATGAACAGGCATGGTTCTACAATTGCACGAGGTGGGTGCCTGAACTTAAGAGGTTTTACATTAATAAAAAGTATAACATTCTGGACTTTGAAAGCTGTTTGAATTTAGATTTTCCGAAATTCATACGTCCTTGTTCTGGCAACAAATCATTTTCGGGCCAACTGTTTGCGAATAAAGATCAGTTCAATACAGAATATATCTTCACAACTGTCAATAGAAATGTATCGAAATTCGATCTATGTCTATATGCACAACCTAAACTCATATCCGAAGAATATCGGTGTGTTTTTGTGAATAGGCAATTAGTGTCGGCATGTGGTTATTTGAAAGAGGGAGAACGTGTAGATTTCCCTTGTTCTAAAGATGTGATTGATTTGGCTAATACCATCTCGACAGATTCATATTTCACTATTCCGAATTTTGTCATTGATATTTGTCGGAATCAGAAAGATGATAGTCTACATCTTTTAGAAATAAATTCTATATACAATGCTAGTTTTTATAGCTGCGATTTGTTCTCAATATACGAAGCACTAGCGAATTTTTTCAATTATGAGACACGATATGGATAAATATCCTATATGGTCTTGGTCCTTGGTTCTTCAGGATATGTCGGTTCTAAAATTTGCCAATATCTGGATTTCCAAGGTATTCCCTCCATTACTTTCTCGTTGAGATTTAATATAGGGAACATTGAAAAATTGGATTATGTTTGTCGAACAAAGGGTATAAAAAAGATAATCAACTGTTCGGCCTATGTGGGAGAGAAGTCGATTGATGACTGCGAGGTAAATGTCGGAAAGACCGAAGATGCAAATGTCTATTGCGTATGGAATATCGTAGAGATATGTAAGAAATACAATATTATCCTAACCCATGTGTCTACTGGTTGTATTTTTGACGGAGATAATAGCTGGGATGAATCGGTGACTCCTTTTTTCGAAGAATCTGTGTACAACAGAACCAAAATAGAAGCAGAAAAAATCGTATCGACATATGATAATATTTACATCTGTCGTCTCAGGCTTCCATTCGATTTTATGAATCATCCAAAGAATTTCATTTCAAAGATGATGAAATTTAATAAAGTTGGCGATCAGCTTAATTCCATTACCAATCTTAACGATTTTGCATTGATTGCGGTTGAATTATCTCAACAGAAACATCCGTTTGGGATATACAATGTTGTAAATCCAGGGAAAATCAGTGCTCATGGAATTAAACTGATCCTCCAAGAATACAATTTGATCTCCGACCCTTGGACCATATTAGAGCATAATGACCCAATATTCAATCTGCGAGCAAATACCACTCTTTCAAGTTATAAAATATTACATGAGGGGTTTGTGATGGACGAAGTTAGCTTATCTATACGTAAATGTTTAGACAATTGGGACAATTCAGATACTAACGTTTTCTGGTAATTATATTCCTCTTAGGGAGTATCCGTTCACTTTAGCATTAAAAACCAAAGCCTCCTTTATATTATGTTGAATATCGTAATCATCGAGTATACCCATGAATTTTTTAAATCCGAAATAGGACTGCATTCGATCAAAATCACATACAAAAGTTCCCGAATGTGACTTGGCATTCGTTTCCAGAGAAATGATAAAACGATCTTCCGCAGGAGGTAAATATGATTCTTTAGTTCTCCAATTGTGAAAATAAAAGGAAGTTACGGGATTCACTCCATAAGTATCAATGGTTTTGAAGAAATATTTGTATTGCAATTTATGGAGTCTCATTTTTTTTCTGAAGTTTTCAGGTAAATCATTATAAGCTTTTTGTAATTTATCCGCTCTACTGGCATTATAAGAATTGGCCATATGTTTTTGGTAATATTCTAGTTCTTTAAAAAAAGGCTTAAAAATGTCCACATCTTCAACTTTACGATTATCCGAATCTTTAACGTTAAGCATCGCTCGATATAATTTATCAAAATTAGGTGTCATTGAATTATTTATATTTCGCATTAAAGAGAGAAACTTCAACTACATCTGCCAAGGCTTTTTAGTAGGGCCGGAAAATCCTAATGCTCTAAGTTTAATTTGTCTCTCTAAATCTGCTTGATCCCTTAATTTCTTTTCTTCCTCTTCTTTTTTCTGGATATCTTGATCTGGGGTCAATTTATTAAAATATTGTCGCATGAAATCAAAGGTGAGCATCGGAGTGTCATGTGGTTTGTTTTTTATTGCTTGGGCTGTATCAAGATTGTCAGGAGCAGTACTGCCATCGAGATCGCAATCATATTTAAGCTCGTTAGGATCAAGACCTACAGCTTTAGCTGATTCAACTGCGGTGTTAAAAACTTCTTTTGACGGAAAATTCCAAAAGCTTAAAACCTTTTGGGGTGGAAAAATTCTATATTTCACATATGACTGATCGTCTCGACCTACCCAATCTCTCAAATTACCATTTGTTTTTGCGTTTTTCTCTAAAAATGCAAAACGTTCTTCGCTTCTACCGCGATAGAGTCGGGATATAAAAGCACCATGACCAACGTAATCCGAACCATCATCTCGCATATCGCGAGTTATAGCCTCATCATTGAATAACAAAAAAATATCTTTTTTATGATTTGGTATTAATCCAGTTAAATAGCCAGTATAATAATGGACGTTCTTACCATCCAAAGTGAAATTATCGGGAGATTCCTTTAAAAGTATGCTGTTGATATATTGATCAAATTTCGGAGTCATATGAATATTTACATATTTAGATGTAGATTTTGTTCTTTACATATGCTATATTGATACGATGGCTGATTTAATTTTCACAGAAGACCAACAATATGCCTATGACAATATCATAAATTTTATTGAAAAGGGGTCAAATACATATACCCTATTAGAGGGTGCCGCAGGAACGGGTAAGAGCACGATAACCGCACATATCATAAGATATGTATTAGATAATGCATTGTTCGGTAAGATTGCGGTATCGGCCCCGACGAATAAAGCGGTTCGCGTGGTAAAGCGTATGTTTACAACCGAAGAGCACGAGAAAGTAGATTTCACTTCGCTTCATTCTCTTCTTGGATTAAAGCATAACATCACCAGTAATGGTAAAGAGATTTTCAAACGTGACCCTCGTTCGGTCTGTAAACTAGCCTTCTATGACTTGATTGTTGTGGATGAGGCATCCATGATTGCCGATGAACTGTTTAAGGAATTAGACGAGCAGAACTTCCGAGGTGTTAAAGTTCTATTTGTAGGAGACAGTAATCAGATCAATCCAATCAATCACCTTCATTCTATCCCGATGCTCGAAGAGAAAAGAAAAGAATATAACATAGGACATTTCAAATTGACCAAAGTGGTTCGCCAAGCAGAGGGGAATCCTATTATTCAAGTCTCTCAAAAAGTTCTCAAGAACGATTTTACATATGAGCCAGGTCAGAAACAAATGGTTGAAAAAACTGGAGTTGTGACTCTCAATTCTGATAATACTATTTTGAAAAAACTGCTCCACCTTTATTTCTGTAGCGAAAAATTTGACAATAACACAGACTATTGCAAAGTATTGGCATGGACTAATGCCACAGTTGACATTTTCAACAAAACCATTCGTAAGATGAAATATGGGAATGCCCCGAAAATCGTTAAGGGTGAAAAACTCATAGTGGACCGTCCGATAAAATATGATGGTGATAATGTCGAAGTTATGTTCACAACCAATGAGGATTTGGTCGTTTTGGAGGTTGAAGAGTCCCAAAAAGAGGTGAACGGCCAATTTTATAAGTTTTACCTATGTCAAGTTAGAGGGGATTTAATCACGGATGAGATCAGCATAATTCATGAAGATAGCGTTAAAGATTTCGAAATCCAACTTAAGAAATTGGCAGATTCGGCAGAGAAAGAAAAGGATATTAAAGGCCGTATCAAGAAATGGCGGGAATATTATGGCTTCATGGAAGAGTTCGCAGCAGTGAAATACAACTATGCAATTACTGTCCATAATAGCCAAGGGAGCACATATGAGAATGCATTTATCGTCTATCAAGATATTAATAAAAACTATCGTGCCGACGAAAAAAGGCGGATTTTGTATACTGCAATAACTCGACCAAAAGAAATGCTTTTTATTATTTGATTTGAACAGAAACTACATGTATAATATCTCATGCGAACTTTAAATTTTCCCGAAAAAGATGTAGTGCTCTTATCTGAAAAGCAAGTAGAATCTCTTAATAATTATAAAAATACATCTTCGTCTAAAAATGGCCTTGTTAATGCTATAATTATAGCATATAATGAACATAATATTCTTACTATTTCACCAGATGATGTGATGAATAATATATGTTGTCTGTGGGCCAAATACATATGTTTGAACGCAGAAAGATTTCGCGGCCAAATAGTCACACATAATGGCAAAAAGAAATTAACTGTACTGACTATTCAGAACATAACATGGGATAATGATTTGCTTATAGAGCATATGGATCGATATATATCCTCAATAAATGAGGATCATAGCGCATTAAAATGGATGGATATATCTTTTTCAACCACGACCAAGTTAGATAAAATGATCAGACAAGTATCGATGCTCTCATCTCAGAAAGAATACTATACGTATCATTCAAGAACTATGTGTTGGTTGCCCAAAATAAACCTATTAGGGACCGAGGAGGATTGGGAAAATTTATATAATAAGGTTAAATGGATGCCTTGCTATGATCAAGATATGATTGATTGGAAAGCAAAACTTTTGACTGTTTTAGATAAATTTATCATTGCATCTGAAGAACATGTTGATTTCTGGCAAGCTCCGCTTACGCGCAAGTGTGGAGGTTCTGGAACAGTTCCGACATATTGTGGTTGGGTGACAGTTTTCAACCCTTTCGATGAAAAGGGTAAATGGGGCAGTGGTTACCGAAGAGAATTAGGTCATAATATTGAACCTACACCATATTATCATATCCCTACAGAAGAGATTCTTAATTTAACCGTCGATTTTGAGATTGTGTGCGAAGATGATTACGGTATTCAACATGGATCGGTTAAAGTTTTTGCTGGGCCTACTGCTATTAATGCTTCCGTCGAAGATGGTATATGTCCTAAAAATAAATTGTATTTTAATTATTCGGCTAAATGAATAATTAAAACCTTAGAACAGGAACTAGTTAAAATTTATTAATATGGACATGATGCAATCAATATTCGAATACTGGGTCGAGCAAGTTAAGAACTCAGAGAAAAAACTCTGCAATTGTTGTGGGTTTTTATGCCTAGATATTGAGCATATCTGTCCAAGATGTAGTGCATATACCTTTAAGACTATAACCAAAGAAGAATTGGAGAAAGTCCCCATGGAAGATATAAAACTTGATACCCAGATTTAAAAATATGAAAGCACTTATTATAGATTCACATAAAGGGCGTCTCGATAACAAAAATCTTCACTTGATTAATGCCCATCAGATAGCAAATAAATTAGGGGCCGATCTAATTTGTTCATACGAGGGGGTCAATGAAAACATAAAGTCTGGTTACGATGTTATTATTTTTAATCATGCATCGGCCTATTCGTTTGTTGACTATGCATGGCTGGAAGCCAATCCAAATGCCCGTCTATTCTATATAACTAATGAATATAATCTAGGGGAACCGAGAATTTTATGGATGGCAGCAAAAAGAGCTAATAGAAAATACACAGTTATAGCAAACCATCCAGCGGCGGCTAGTAAAGTTGTCACTAAATATACGGATGATTGGTTAATCACCAATCTTAATTCGTTAATTTATAGTCCCGTAGAATGTGATATCAGTGAAAAGACCGAAGATTTGATCTATTATGGTTCATTTAGAAGCGATAGGTGTCCATATTTTAAGAAATACTTCTCAGATAACCTAACTGTCTCATCTCATATCAAAAACGTGAACAAATTTCGGGCAAACGATATAAATGCATCGTTCATACCTAGAATAGATTGGAACAACGATGGTCTTAAAAAATATCATTGTTCATTATACATCGAGGATGTAACCACCCATACTCATTATAACCATCTAGCTAATCGGTTCTACGAGGCATTGAATTACAAAGTTGTTCCTATCTTTGCAGAAGAATGCCGAACAACTATCGAAAAATCAAATTATCCCGTGGATAGGAATCTTATTTTCTCAGATATAGGTAGAATGCATAGAATTGTGAATTTTATAAAACAGAATCCTGTAATAGTAGAACACTATATGGATATTTTCGGTTCTTTAGCTCATGAAGAGAAAATTAAAACGCTAAACTATATTCGCAAAGTTGTTTACACTTGATTTAATATGTTTTCTATGGTAAATTAGTCATAATGAAAAAATATTATATTGGATTTTTTAAATACGAGGATTCTCAGGTTTACATGAGAAGTATGCTTTCGGAGAACAAGGAAGAGTTAATGGCTTATTTGGAAAGCGTGGATTATGTTGATAAATCAACCATTCAGATCAAAGAGATAGAATTAAAATAAACATATGTTAATATTTGACGAACGCAAATACAGAGATAACCTAAAGGCCACATTGGGATTCCAAGATATCCCAGATGAAGAATTGTATGACCATAATTTGGTATTAAACTCCCCTATGGGTGGAACTAATGCCTTGTCGTTGTCTGTCGGGAAATATATCGACACAGATGTTGAGATGGCAAGAGAAGCATACAACAATCTCGCCGAAACTTTCGATGATGTGGAAATTCCAGAATTGGCACCTATCGAGGAAGGAAGGGTATCTGTTCTATCTAACAAAACTACTTTCGACGGTTCTAAGATCAAATATTTTGATATCGATGTTCCAGGCGATGAAGGTAGTATAACTCCGTTCACCGTGGCGATATATGTTAATTCTTCTTCTCTGGAGTCTATCCAAGAGTCTAAGAATCAAATCCAACAAGTCACTCATCATTTCACCTTTGTCGGGGAAAGAAAGAGCGAAGATTTGACGGGATTAGAAAGAATCATCAGTTATTATCAGTTTGTTAATCTGGTGGGTAGACTCGTCCATCAAAGTGATAGGAATGATGTTGCTGCCCGAATAGCAGAGAAGATTGCTATGGAATTTGAAGGTGATCTAGCCCTTGATGATATCAAGAAACAGTTCGGATTTTAACAGTATGGACGAGGAATCTGCGAAAGAATTATCGAAATTTTTCGAAGCTACTGCCCCATCTTTGGCCGAGTTAGAAACATCGTATAGAACTTTGTTTAATTTCCGGCCAGCCGATTATGATCAATTTTATAATGATTGTATGCGCCCGATATTAAGACGGACAAAACTCACTGAGATATATGACACATATCAAATGCAAGGTCCAGTGGGATTGGCGGCGAATCGTGATCGTAATGGTGAATTCCAATATTTTGCTATTGAAGCAGGAACGATAAAATGCCTTCGTGAGGATTTCTCGGATATAATAGAACAATATAATCCTAACGATTGTTTTTTGTATTTTTATAAGTTTGTGGATGCCGATGTATGGTGGTCGAAACATCTCAGTGTGGTGGGGGTAAATTACGACGAATTGGGTGCAGATATTTTGACAAAAAATATCGGATTCGGGCTTAGAGGTAATTTTGTTAAAAAATATGATATATGACTTTAAATTTAAATCGGGTTTCCCTTTGGCGATGCCTCATTACAATAATAGGCTAATCTCTTTTGGGCCAAGATTATCTGTCCTCTATGGTAGGAACGGCATAGGCAAATCGGTAGCCATAAAAACCCTTGCTGCATATTGTGGGATCGAAAAGGGCGGATGGTCACAGATTTCAAATCCTGCCAAGTTAGCATCTAAGGTAGTAACACATTTCCCATTCGTCTATCGAGCATATACACCATCTAATGTTGATGCAGATGTGACATGGGACGGTGCGCCGACTTTCTATAATGACTCAGATATGTTGAATAAAAATGATTTTACATGGTTTTTCGACAATGAGAAGTTATCAGCAGATGGTATAACATCGAGCGGCGAGCAAATGGATATTATGGCAGAAAAACCTTCTAGTGGTCAATACCGCATCCATAAGATCAACAAAATCATGAAAATCATCCAGACTCCACCTTCTCTCAGTGAAGTCCCCGATGTTGCAGATAAAGATTCAGCATCGGCAGAGGTAGAGTATATAAAGATTTTGAGAACTAATGCTAAAAAGTTCAACATGCCAGATACGGGTAAGATGACGCTTCTTTTCGATGAACCGGAAAAAGCCTTAGCACTACCAAAACAGCTTGAACTTTTCGACACATTGAATAAACTCTCAGAACATTTCCAAGTGATAATTGCAACACACTCACCATTCATCCTATATTTCAAAGATGCGAACATAATCGACCTTGAGAATGGATATGCGGATGAATGTCGCGATCTTATCGAAAAGCAGATTAAATCTTACAGATCAAAAAGAAAATGACCGAACTATTCCAATGGCTAATAACGATGATTGATTCGTTTCGATTCTGGTTCTTTGTTGAACAAGACGAAATAGGAGTCCTGTTGCGTTGTGGGAAGTATAAGAAAAGTTTAGCCCCAGGTGGTTACTTCATATTTCCGGTCATTGATTCCGTCAAAACCCAAAAAAGCTCTATATGTGTGGTGAATCTACCCAATCAGAGTATTATCTCCATGGATAAGAAAATATGGGCATCCAGTGGTGTAGTAAGATATCAGATCATCGATGCACGAATAGCAATATTAGAAATCTACGATGTAGATGCCGCTATTCAGAATGTGGCAATGGAATGTATCGCCCAAGAGATGTTTTCTTTTAATGAGGAGACATCTCTTGAGTTGATCAATGCATCCATAAGAGATAGGATCGAAACTGAGACTAGTGGTTTTGGAATTAAAATATTGAGTTTCAATCTAACCGATCTAGTTCCTCATAAAGTTTTCCGTTTCCTATCGAACGATATCCCACAATTGGGGTTTAAGCCAAACTGATATATTATCAGATCAACTTCCAAGTCATATCAGTAAAGATGTCCTTTAATTTAAGGCCGGATAAGTAATCACGAATTTTTCTAGGATCGGGTTCAAAATTTTGGATCAATAAAATCTCATCTTGAATTTCACCGTCCAGATTATGGAAGTATTCGACCTTTTTTGGTATTCTGTCCATGTTTTTAATAAAAACAATCTTTCCCGTCAGTTTTTTGATTTTACGTGATAGTTTATCAAAGAAGGTGTTGAATGCATCGTAATCAACATAATTAAAAATCTCCAAATCGGGAGACAGAATATGGTTATGGTAGAAAACTATATGAGAATCACCTAAAATCTCATTCATATTCTTCATGAAGCAATAAACGAGTAATTTCTTACAGTCAGGGGTGAATTTACCTATAAGTCCACAGTTTTCAAGGAGATTGATATATTCTGACTGCCAAGTTTTGAAAAAATCTTGAAGCGATGTTAAGTTATAAACCACATAACAGTTTACTCGTCATCATCATCCATGTCAACATCTAAAGTGTCATGATTTGATTGGATATCCCTTCGAAAGAATTTACCCATAATGTTAGAGTTATAACAATCTTCGCGCTCAAGGACGTTCTCGACGATTTGATACTTCAATTCATAGAAACTCATTTGCTTCCTAGTAAAACAAAGATGGATTATCTCTTTTTCGATCTCATGTCCCTTTGCGATGTCGATATTCAATTCGACGCAAGAGCCAGTATAGGATTTCCAGTTGCTTTCGACGATTAGCTTTCTTTTACGTTTTTTACCTTTTAACGGAGGTAATGTTTTTTTGTTTCTCAGTATCTTTCTACCGATGTAGAACATGTTGTTGGTTAGGTTCTTTATCTTATAGATAATCCCCACGCAGTTTGAGGGGAGGTCTTCCAATGATTGTATAGTCTGCCCATTATAAATCCAGTGCATCTATTTATTTAATTCTTTTTTTCCGCGTTTTTTGGGTTCGAGTTTTACCTAGATTTCTACGTTGCATTCCACCCAATATCTTAGGTATACCACCTTTATCGTCGAACCAGCCCGTTCCGACATTAGCCACATCATTAGCGGTCATGTCTTCTAATATTCCTCGAAAAAAATTATCAAAATTATCAGTCATTTAGAAATATTTACTTGAAATTGATTTTTAGTATCGTATATTAGTATATTATATGAACGAGAACCCTACAAATGCCTACGATGAAATAGATAAGTATGCATCTGAACTTGAGATGGATACCCAAGTCGATTCGACTAACATTTTCCAGAAACAACTATCTGCACCTAATGTTCGCCATAAATGGCTTTACCGATTGGTGATGTGTAAGAAAAAACTCTACATCCTTTCCGAGCAAAAAGATAACATTCTTAATGAAAAGATGAAATCGAGTAGATTACCTATCAGCAATATCGCTGCTAGGAAAAACTTTGAGAAAGAACCAGATATCGTCTTACTGGATAAAGAAATTTCTAAACAAGAATTATTGGTAGACTATTTAGATAGTGCGGTTAAACAACTGAACCAGATCGGGTTTGATTACAGAAATTTAGTCGAACTTCTAAAATTAGAACAACTATAATATGGGATACATACCTCCACCTCTTCCACCTCAACCTTCCTACTGTTTAAGCGCAACATACGTTCCATCATACGAATTACATGTGGGAATTCGATGTGAGTATTGTTCATCCCTCAATAATGCCACTAAGTTTGATAACTGTAGATCGTGCGGTGCCCCACTAGGGACGCAAAAAACATTCCCAAAACCAAATGCATTTAAATAATGCGCGAGAAAGATTTCAAAATGATAAGTGATTAAAGAAAAAATAACAATCGGTTTAAATGGAAAAAATGGCATAATCATATGCGATCATTATCTGCTTAAATTGGTAAGAGAGAAGTTCTCCGTCCCTAATCCTTCATATACGGCGAGAAAATTCTCCCCTCGCAAATATATAATAACACCTTCAGGTTCATTTGAAATAGGTCTATTCCATGAAATAAGAACCTACATCGAAAGCCTAGACATTCCAATCGAATTGGTAGTTTTAGATGATTTTGCTAATGCATTCTCCCCTAAATATGGGGATTATGAGATAGAAAACATCGATGGGTTCACTTACTACGATCACCAGAAAAACACCATAGCTGAATTTCTTAAGTATGGGAGAGGGATTGGGTTATTAGCAACTGCATCTGGTAAAGCTCTCATAATAGGGGGTCTTGTTAAGACTCTACTCAAGTATAACAATGATGCGAGAATTCTAATCATTGTCCCTAACACATCCTTGCTGAATCAGCTATATTATTCGTTTATAGACGAGTTTAATCTGCCCGTAATATCTAGATTCGGTGATAAAAATGTTCCCGATTGGGGCAAGAATGTTATAATCGCGAACTCTCAAATATTGACATCTGATATACCCTATTCGGTCGATAAGTTTAAAGATTTTGATTGTGTTATTGTCGATGAGGTCCACAGATTGGGCGAAAAGAATAATCAGATCAACAAAGTAGTCCATAATATCCCTACACACCATAGATTCGGGTTAACAGGAACATTACCCGATAATCTATTAGCAACATGGAATGTTGTTGGTAAAATCGGTCCTATTCTTTACGAGGAATCATCTTACGATATTAGGCAGAAAGGGACTGCTTCCGAAATCAAGATAAAGATTATTATATGTGAACATCAAGGTGAACCTGAGAAGCCTGTTAGAATAGGAAAGAACCCTTTACTTCCAACGGCATACTACAATAAAGAGAAAGAATTCGTTTATTCGAACGGGACACGCAATGAGATAATCCATAAAATAGCCCATCGGTGTAATGGTAACGTTCTCATATTGGTGGACACTATCGATCACGGTACATTACTCTATAATAAGCTGTCAACGGGTGATAAGCAAGTCTTTTTCATTCAAGGGAGCACAGATACAGCCGAACGCGCAAGGATCATCGATCTTATGGAAGAATCCGACAATATTATCTGTATTGCCATGTCGCAGATTTTCTCCACAGGTATTTCTATTAAAAATCTACCCTACGTTATTTTTACGGCTATCGGTAAATCAAATGTGAAGATTTCACAGTCAATCGGTAGAGCAATGAGACTTCATAAAAACAAAGAAGAAGCGGTGATATATGATATTTCGGATAATACCGAGTATTCCATGGATCATTTGAAACAGAGGTTGAAACTGTATCGGAAGGATAAGATACCGTTTGAGATTAAAAGAATCAAGTTATAATTTTATGGCAAGACCTAAAAAACAAAAAGATGTAATTGAAGATGAGGAATTAGATTTCACAGAAGATGTGGAACTTGAAATCCTCGATGAAGATGTCGAACCAATCGTCACCCCCAAAGTTCGAAAAAATAAAAAAGAGACAGAGATTTATATTCGACCCGAAGAAATGTGGGATGAATTGAGAAACTATTATCTATCTCTAGGAGACAATTATGATTGGACAGAACAGAAAATTAAAGATAAGAACGATGAATTATATCCGCCGTTCCCTTTAAGATTAGCATCGATGATCAATGAAATAGCAGAGCGCATGACATATTTGCCTAATTTCGTCAGATATTCATGGAAATCAGAGATGGTAGGAGATGCTGTCCTTAAGATGGTAAAAGCTGTTCGTGATTGTTCTTTCAAAGGTTATTCTACCGATAAAATCGTTAAGACTGTCGAGCGTAATGGTAAGAACTACTTCTACCACTACGATAGACGGAATAAATTAAGAGAAAAACACATTAAACCTGATGCAACCATTGAAGAGAGGGACGATGGGTCGTATATTACCTACAAGAGCGATCCATTTAACTATTACACTGGAATTTGTGCGAACTCTTTCATCAACAGAATTAAGAAAGAGAATCAGGCAAAAGACACATTAGATGCATATCAGGTTATGACATGGGATAGAGTTTTGGCGACCGAACAATATCAGAATGTCCGTAGACCTAAAGTTATGGAGAGCGATGAAAATGAATCCTTTTACGAAGAATGAAAACTTTAATTGTCGGCGATTTACATGCAGGTATCAATAGAAATAATTCTATATACCATCGAACTCTATTGAAATATGCCCTATGGATTAAACGTCTATGTGTGGAGCGTGGTATAAATCATATCATTCAACTGGGGGATGTATTCGACAATAGAAATCAGATATCGGTTGAGACACTGAATATTGTATCGAAATTCTTTGAGATATTGAAAGATTTCACCATTGACATAACTATAGGAAATCACGATGCACTGTATAATGATCATTCTAAAGTGAATTCTCTTGTCCCTTTTAAGGAACACCCCAATATCACCATTCATGAAAATGTCACCAAAAGAGGAGATATGGTTTTCACCGGATGGGGAGTGAAATTGGAGGATATTCCTGAATGTCGCCTTCTATTTGGTCACTATGATACGATTGGCTTCGAGCTTCAGAAGGGTAAAGTGTCTTCGCATGGATTTAAAGCATCAGATTTAATGGAAAAAGTGTCTGGGGCAGTCTATACGGGGCATTATCATCGTCCGCAACTGAGACATTACAATAAAAAACCTCTACATTACGTGGGAAGTGCATATCCTTTAGATTGGAACGATGCCGATGATACAAAGTTTGTTTATATCTTAGATACTGATACTTTAGCATTGGAAACTATCGAAAATACCGTCAGTCCTCGTTTCAACTACATCAGAAACGAAGAAGACTTGGATAAAATCGAGGGTAACTTTGTTTCTATAAAATATACCCTTGGCGAAGTGGGTGATAAATGGGTCAGTAAAATTCAAGCATTCAAACCACTGGCAGTAAAGACAGAACTCCTCAGTGATAATGTTAAACAGATCGAAACAGACATTGCCGACTTTAAGGTCGTCAAGATTGAAGATATCATAGAAGAATGGGTAACTGCATCGCTAGCTAACATAGACGATGACAGTAAGAAAGAAGTTGCAAAACTTGCAAAGATGAGGTATATTAACAAAAAATGAACAAATTCAAAGACGAAACGGCTGTTATTGTAATAACATGTAATAGAGAGGGTTTTTTCAAAAACCTTGTATCCTCTATTGATCGATCAGCAGTAGGCAAGATTTATGTAGTAAATGCAGGTGATAGGTACTCTGAATATCCAGATGATGTCGAGATAATTACTCCGAAACGAAATCCAACTGTTGTGGGAATAGCAAAAAATCTTGGTCTTCGTCGCGCTAAAAAAGATGGATTCAAATATCTCTTTTTAGTAGAGGACGATGTTGTTATAAAGGATAACAAAGTATGGGAGGAGTATATTCTTACTGCCGCAGATAGTGGCTTATGGACTGCCCAATTGAGCTATGGAGCACATGGAGGTATCGGTGGAGGAAATGTTAATACTGATGGGACTCCTAAGAAGAGAATGACCCTCAAATATACCAACAAAGAAGTCGATCTATATCTATACTCTTTCCAAGCATTTACCTTGATCCATGCAGATCATTTAACGGATAACGTGTATTTCCGTGAGATATATTCAAATGCCGCCGAACATCTCGACCAGCACCAAACTATCTTCCTTAAGGAACATAAAGGTCTTCCTATCATGTGGCACCCTGATATATGCAATTCGTTTTTATACATATCTGATCAGGATTCAGATCATGCATCGAGTGTCATTAGAAAAAGTGCAGACTTTATTAAAAATTTCAACGATGCATGGGGTATCTTCAAAGAGAAATTTGGTTATTATCCTCAAGAATCACCTAAATTCAGTGCAGAGAATGTCCATTCCATGCTTGAGGATATTGAGGGTAACTATGCCCAGAAAGAACTTCTTCAATAAATAAACATATGAATACCACAGCTAAAAGAATAGGCGATCTACAATCGGTAGACAATAAAAACAGACGTTTCGGTTCCACCAATAAGTATAATTTCATTCGAGTCCAACTCGAAGATGGAAAAGAGGTTCCTCTTCTTTTCACCGATAAAGAAATACTTAATGCTCGAATTCGTGCCCAGAAAAACCCTGAAGATTTGCCCAAAGTTTCAACCTTTAGGAATCTTTTTGATTGATATCAGAAACTATCTGTTTCACGTTATCAGGACTTGGTGCAATACTAGCCTTAGGAATATAGCTTAAAATTTGATCTCTACCGTCTGGATTCCCACTATGAATCCATACATTTTCTCCCATATTTCCTTGTTGAGCTAAGAATTCTGCAACTTGCGACCCCTTCTCCCCTTGGGCTAGGTCATAATCTAGGCTATAATGGGTAATATCACGATTTTCTCCGATATACAGTATAGCATCGGTCGCATTATCAACAATGTTGACGTTTTCTAGGATTATACCGTTTTTCTTTAGGTAAATTTTAAACATATTCTGAAGCATCAGGTTATCCTCGACGAATAGAATTTTATAATTCGATGTCGGGACTTGTTGCTCTTGCACTAATTGGAAAAACTCTTTAAATGAGATCATGGATATATTTACACTTGATCAGGCATGTGTATTGATGTATAATATTGTATATGCGTATAGGTATAGGGATAACGACATGGAAAAGAGCCGATGATTTCAAAGAGCTACTTTCACAGATAAAGGACTTAGATGATCGTTTTTTCTTTGCATTCGTTTTCGACGGACCTTTTACCGTCAACAATGAATACGACTTCAAATACATTGCTGATTCTCTCGGTTCTAGATATAAAAATTACAGATATGGGGTGAATGTGGGAGTTTCGAAGGTCAAAAACAAGTGTATCGATCTTCTAAATGAATTCGATGTGGACTTTATATTCCTTCTCGATGATGATATGATGGTTTTGGACACCAAAGTTTTTGACCTTTACATCGAGGCACATAAACGTAGTGGCTTGGAACACCTTATGTTCTCCCATGTGGATAAGAACACCACCACATACACACTAATGGTGGCCGAAGATTTCGGAATTACTACACATAGCCTAGCACAAGGAGCATTCATGTTTTTCACGAAGGATCATCTTCGGAAAATAGGTAAATTCGACGAGGGGTTCAAGAATGCATTTGAGCATATAGATATGACATATCGATCATATACCGCACAGGAATTACCTTTTTGGTTCTTTCTAGATGTTTTAGGTAGCGATAAATGTCTGAAGGAAAGGGGTAATCCCTCAACGATTACGAATAAAGAACCCTATACTCTTAATATACAGAAATCATCCATTCGATGGATGGAGAAGTATGGTAAAAATGTCGCGGATATACCTAGATTACCTGTCACGATACTAATAGATAGACTAAAGAAAATTAAAAATGAAAATAGTTCTAGGAGTTAACTTATTTGGCGACGAACATCGTCATAGAATTTCAAGAGAAAGTTATAAAAGGCTTTCTGATAAGTTTGGTATCTCGCTGTTAAATCTACAGTTCGAAGGATTACCCCCTACGTTTGAAGATGAACGATTTGAAACCAAACATATCCTAAAGATTTCATCAAAAGATTTAATTCCTGAGTCTTTTAAGACCCTTCCGACTATGAAGGACTGTTTCGATGCATTAGCATCCACGGAATGTGATTATTTTATCTTCACCAATGATGATATTATCATATCACCGACATACATTGAACTGTTTCTTGCCACGCTTAAGGATAGTTATCCATCGAGTAGATTGTCCATCAAAGAATTGGCGACCTTAGAAGATGAAATTACTGCAATAGACCATTATCAGGTTGCAGGATTTGATGCATTTATAATTAAAAAGGAATGGTGGTTGAAGGTAAGGGATTATTTCCCTAATTATATTCTCGGTAAACCATGCTGGGATGTCCATTATGCAATGCTTTGCATGAGACATGGCGACAGTATGTTATGTAATAAATGGCCCCCTCCTACCTTCCACATTGCACACGATTTAGTGTCTTTCGATGATTGTCCAGAAAAGAAATATAATGAAAGAATATTTTGGGAAGACCATATTGCCGATTCTAAGATATGGAATTTATACCTACATAAGGTTCTCTTAAAAAGACCAACACAATACATATCTGTCTTCGGGAATGAAGAAGAATTGGAGAAAATTTATTTTAAACTATGAGAAAATTGGGAATAATTCAACCTGGGAAAATAGGAGACATCATCATATGTCTTCCCATCGCTAAATGGTATTATGATAGAGGCTATGAAGTTATTTGGCCAGTTAATAGGGATATTATCGATAATTTTTATCAAGAAGGAAAACATAATTATGTTCCTTATGTGAAATTTTTCCCTATTGAATACGATTGTCATGTTGCACGTAGGTTATGCGCAGCCCACGACTGTAATACCATCATCGATTTATCGTTTACTATTCCAGGGGCACATGTAGGTAATACCTATTTCTATCTGAACCAATTTGATTACACCTTCGACGAACTGAAATACCATATTGCTAATGTTCCGACTTACGAAAAGTGGAACCTGCAAGTGAAAAGAAACATGGAAAAGGAAAACCAATTAGTAGATTTCCTATGCAACTATTCGGAAGATGAATATGATGGGTTTATTCTTGTCCAAGAATCATCTTCTGATCAAAAGAGGGAGGTGGATGTTTGTAATCCTAGACTACATAGGATAAATATTAAACCCGTATCGGGATCGGTTTTTGATTGGATATCTACTATCGAAAGGGCATCAAAAATATGCGTAATCGAGAGTAGTATATCTAACATGATCGATCAATTAAAAATCGATGTTCCTGATATGACACTGATGATGAAACATGGTTATTATGGTCCTAAGCTACATCATGGCGATTTATTACGGGGAGAGCCTTTATTACGAGGAAAATGGAAAAAAGTATGAAGTATCAAATATATAGCGGATTTTGCAAAAATGTAGACCCAAAAAAATATGCAAACCTATCAGCAGATGAGTGGTTTGAAATATGGTATAAAAACACCATTAGTATAAGCCATTCTGATATTTTTATATTTGGGCCGGACGTTCCGAATTTAACGAATAAAAATGGAATATATTCCATAGGAGAATATACTAATTTAGGTCATGGTGGTGATTATTGGAATGGTTCTAGGGAAGGACGTTGGTGTGGATGGGTGACTGGCGTTGCATTAGGAATGATCCATGCATATGCGTGTAATAGTGATTTTATATACAAAGAACAAGATTGTTTATGGTTCGGCGATACCATAATTTCACAGATGTACCAAGATTTAGGAGATACTGATATTGTGATGGGAACATGTAAACTTATGGGGACTGCCAACTCTTTATTTTTAGTTCCAAGAAATAAAATATTGGACGTAATTGCCTCATTAATCCCGACAGATGCAAAGACTCTTCTACCGGAAGATAGATTCAAACGTATTCCTAATTCGTCGCGTTTAAGTTTTGGATATGATCGAGATCGACCTTTTGATATTTCCAAGTTACCTTTTTATGTTCAACAAGTGACTGATACTGAACTTGAGTCCTTAAAGTCTATTGACAACAGTACATCGAAAATTTAAATAATACCATATGAGAAAAATACAATTTGGCTGTGGGGGAAACATTTTACCAGGATGGGAAAACTATGATTACGATGTAGATATTACAAAAACTCTCCCATTTAGCGACGATTCGGTAGATGCTATTTTAACAGAACACGTAGTTGAACATGTCACTATCCATCAAGCATGGGATTTCTTTGAAGAATGCATGAGAATATTAAAACGAGGAGGATTTCTTCGAGTTGCCGTGCCAAGTGTCAGCCGTATTCACGCATTAGCAGATCAAGATTATTTTAATTTTATTAAAGAACAAGGATGGGGTGAGCCGAATATTAAAGGAGCCGTCAAATCGATAATATTCAACCATGAACATAAGACCATATGGGAACAAGCGAGTTTAAACGCTATTATGGATTCAATGGGATTTCAAGTATTGTCCGATGCAAATATTATTATGGCCGGAACACTCAACCATGGACGTGTTATTGGACAGAAGATGAACGATATCGACACAATTGTTGTTGATTGTATGAAACCTTAACAATGAGACGAATAGCCTTTACGATAGTTTTGAATGGGATGCCCTTCATAAAAAGGCAAGCAACAATATTACCTAGGGTATTTGACGAGTGGCATATTATAGAGGGGGCAACATTGCCTCTTCTCGATACTGCATGGTGTCAGAATATCAACAATGAGTTTTATTCCGAAGACAAACTATCCGTCGATGGAACTACTGAATTTATAGATAGTATAGTAGATGGTGAGAAGATATTCATCCATCGAAAAGGAGATTTCTTTAATGGGAAAACCGAAATGTGTAATATGATACACGGCAGAATGCATGATTGTATTCTCATGCAGTTTGACGTTGATGAGATTTGGAATGTAGATACTCTAACCTCAGTATTATCCTTTGCCGAAGAAAATGAAGGGTTTGATGGTATGTTATTTCGATGTAATTATTATGTTGGCCCAAATTTAATTACATATGGCGATAATTCATACGGAAATAATTCCGGCGAATGGTGCCGTTTATGGAAAATAAAAGATAAAACAGAATGGGTTTCACATGAACCCCCTAGAATTCGAGGATTGACAGATTTCCTATCCAGAAAATATACTGACGAGAAAGGGTGGAATTTCAACCATTATGCATACATTCTAGAAGACCAAGTGAGGTTTAAAGAGAATTTTTATGGCTACACCGATGCGGTTCAATCGTGGAAAAAACTTCAACTACATAACACATACCCAGTCAGATTAGGTGATTTTTTACCTTGGGTTAGAGATAATGCATTGGCAATTAAAATATGAACGCTGAAATACATTTAAACGAACCCTTTGGGTATGAAATTTTCCAAACAGTTATAAGATATGAACTTCTGAATAATCTGGAAATAGGTTCATGGGACGGAGAAGGTTCGACCTCATGTTTTGTTTCTGCAATGGAACATCTATCAGGAAGTAAGAGTCTTCAATGTATAGAGATCATAGAAGAAAAATACCAAGTATTAGTAGACCGATATAAAGATAAAGATTTTGTTAAATGTTTTCTGGGTTCGAGTATATCTTCATCGTCTTTAATCGATAATGATTTTGATGCAATATGGAATTCTCCATTTAACAGAATACCTCAAAATCTTTATCCTAAAGAGTTGGTCAAATCGTGGTTCGATAGAGATGTCATGACCATACGTAAATCCGCCTATTTCATCGACTCTAGTTCAGATAAAGTTTACGATTCTGTTCTTATAGACGGCGGCGAATTTACTGGATATTCAGAATTTATTTTATTGAAAGATCGGACTCGTGTTTTCTTTTTAGATGACGTTCATAATGCATTTAAATGTAACCAAGTTTATCACACACTCTCCGATGATCCAAAATGGTCGTTGATTTGTGATAGACCCGATGTTAGAAACGGGTTCGCTATTTTTATTAAATAAGATGATGGAACATTTTTACAGTAATATAGGGGAAAACTGGTTCACATACCCTAACTTGTATAGAAATGCGGTGAAGGAGTTTGATAATTGTGATTTTCTTGAGGTCGGATCGTGGAAAGGACGTAGCGTATCATTTTTAGGAGTGGAAGTTAAAAATCAAAGCAAAAATATACACATCCACTGTGTTGACACTTGGGCAGGTAGTACCGATCATCAAGATTTTGAACAATTAAACCCTGATGTTATATACGCTGAATTTCTTAAAAATACAGAACCCCTTAAAGATATAATCACCCCTGTTAGAATGACATCGTTTCAAGCTTCTCATAATTATAATGATGAGTTTTTCGATTTTATATTCATTGATGCTTCCCATAAATATGATGACGTTCTAATCGATCTGGATATATGGTTTCCGAAATTAAAAAAACAAGGACTATTTGCAGGGCATGATTATGGAAACGGATGGGGCGGGGTAGAGCAAGCCGTAATAGATTGGACTAAAAAAAATTCTATAGATTACAGTGTGGATAAAACAGAGTATTGTTGGTATTTGAGAAAATGATTATTGTTCAGATAGGCACGAATGATGGTAACGACCATGTTTTTGATTTTGTTAAAAACGTGGATTGTTATCGCATTATCCTCATCGATGCTAATCCGCGATGCACAGAAAAGGTTTCCGACCGATATGTCGGAATCCCAAATGTTGAATTTTATAATATGGCTATTGTTCCATATGTAGTTACTGAACCTACCACTGTCAAATTGCTCGTCCCTACTGCGGACGAGACGAGTGCTCATGCATCGTTACAAGAAGAGCATATGAGTAAACATGGCCATACATCATTAGATTCTATCGAAGTTAATGCTCTCGATTTTCATGGAATGTTGGGAACCCTTAAAATAGATAAAATTGATAGGCTATATATTGATGTTGAGGGTTTGGATATCGATATCATTAATAGTATAGATTTTAAAAATATTTGCATTCCCTATGTGATGTTTGAATATATACATTCGGATGGAACATTATCTTGGGGAGGGGTAAAATTAGACGATTGTCTCCGTCGATTGGCTTCATTTGGATACGATATAGAAAAGGTCGCATATAACATAATAGCAACTAAATCAATATGAAAACCGCAATATGCCTTTCGGGAGAACTGAGAAGTATAAGGAAAACTTTTCCCCGAATTAAAAAAGATATCCTCAATCAATTGGAGTCATACGATGTGTTCTACCATACTTGGACGGATGATCCTGATCTTAGGGATTTAAATATACTAATTCAGGACGGTAATCTGAAGGACATATTCATAGAACCACGAATAACGTTCGACGAGAAGAATTATAATCTACGTAAAAGATCGGAAGTGTTCATTCAAGGGTTTTTACGCCAACTCTATTGCCTTAAGAAATGTAACATGCTTAAAAAACAATATGAGGCTGAGCATGATTTCATCTATGATGCGGTGCTAAGAGTCAGACCCGACATTTATCCTATTCTCGACTCGAAATTGGAAGAAATTGATGTTAGTAAACTGCAAAATGCGGTATATATTCCGACACATGACCATTGGCACGGCTACAATGATCGTTTCTATTATTCTAGTTCCCCGAATATGGATATTATCTCTTCGAGGTTTGATAAAGTGGATGATTATTTTAACAAAGGTGGCATAATCCATTACGAAACATTCCTTAAGTATATTATCGATACGAATCTATTGAAAGTTTTAGATTCCGATCTGAAATTCGTTCTACTACGAAATAATGGAGAAAAGAACGGGGAATTGGTCGAACCTGATAGGACTTTTTTGGATAAATTTGTAAAATAGATATTGAAAGATTGGAAATAGTGTAGTAAGTTACTACCTATGATGACATCCAGCAATGTATATAATGTGCAACCACCACCATCGTCTACCCCGACAGAGCAACCAGTCTATGAAGACTTGTCAACAACTACTCCTGTTGTTTCTCCAGTAGACGACTTCCGATATCGTGTGATTCTTGAGCGTTCGGAACTTCGAACAAAGATTGATGCCTTAGCAGCATTTCTCAAAACGCCCACTTATTCTACCTTAGATAAGGCCGAGCAAGGAAGACTTACAACTCAACTGGATATTATGACTCAGTATGAAGGCATTCTAGCCGAACGTATTTTGGCATTTCGTTAATT